GATAATGGCCTTGACTGTTGCGAAGCTGGCCACAGCGGCAGCAATGTTCCGGAAAGCAGCAGCAGCACGCTCGGCGCTGTCCTTTACCCGCTCAACACCCTTCTCAGCGTTGTTCAGCTGAGACTGGTTGAGCGAGAAGCCCAGTCGTGTGATTAGTTCGCGGACAATCAATTGGTCACCTATCTGCTTTCGCTGCTTCGTACTGTACCGCTTCGATGTCTGACTGCATATCCATCAGCGCATTCAGCGCCTGCAAGTCCTCCACCGAAGCCGTTCCGTCTTTGACATCCCGAAGCGTTACCTTCCCCGCAAGTATCGGACGCCATATCCATAGTTCCTCGGACAGGGTGTCGTCTAGCTTGCCCGGTACAGTTACGCCTTCTTCCCGCCGTCGGTCAGACTTCCAAAGCGTTCCACCAGCGATCCGAAAAAAGGGCCGAACTGATACCTCGCTACTTCAAAGATGAGTTGGTACAGGTCGAACAGATTTTCGGTTGTGAAGCACTGATCAATATCGGTGCCAGACTTCACGAATTTCTTTTGCTCCGCGCTGAACACCTTCGCTTCCGCAAACATGGGCAGAACGATTGTGTCCATCAGGGATTCGTCCAAGTGCTCGGCAATAGCTGCCGCAGCTTCCTTGACGTCAATGTCGCCAAGCCCCTTACCTGCACCCATGAGCGAACCCATGACAGGGACAGCAATCTTCTGCAGGCGCATGAGCAGCTTATTGGCTGCAAAGGCATTCATTCGCACGCAAGTGAATTCGCGTGAGCCGATGATAAATGTTTCTTGTTGCATGATCTTCTCCGATGTGTGGTCAATGCGTCAAGTATAGCAAAACGGGGCCTTGTGGGCCCCGTTTCATTACCTCAACTTAGGAACCGCCACCGTGGAAGATCTTCAGGTCCGCTGCGCTGAATACCCAGACGCGCTCACCTACTTCTTTTCCGAACGTAGCTTCCGGAATGGTCTTGATCCAGCACTGCGTCGCAGCAGCAAGGGAACGACCAGAACCATCCACCACACCGATCGGCAAAACGATCAGTCCGTCATTGATAAGGTCGTCCGCTGCAACCAACGAGGACAGGAGGTCATTCGCTTCGCTGGTCTGCAGCAATTTGAATTCGAACTCACCCATCTTGTTGGCATTGCGGGCGCGACCCACACCGCCATCGGTGCCCACGCGAGTCAGATATACATCTTCAGCGCGTCGTGCAATGACGGAATCACCGTCGCTGAACCCGGACAGAATGACCGCACCAACGGTGACGATCACTTGTGCCGGATCATAAGAACCTGTCAAAACTGCGGCCATTTATGCTCTCCTTAAAGTTCGTAAGCCAATGCACCGCTGATCTCGACCACATGGATCGCACCAGCCAGACGAGCGGTAAAGCTCAGGTCCAGGATGCGACTTGCCTTGATGGTCGAAGACAGTTCAGCGGAACGCGGATAAGTGATGGTGTATCCCGGAACGGACTTACCTTGTGCATCCAGTTCCTCCGGTGCAATACCGCCCACGTTCTGACCCTCTTTCAAGGACTTCCGCAGGTTATTGACACAGAGCTGAATGCCGGCGTCGGTGTAAGGCACCTTATCACGGTTGATCATCATCTGAACCATGTTGGTCTGGATGGTGTCTTTCAACCAGTCACGGAAGCGAATGACGTCAATCCATTCACCCGCTGCTACCTTGCCCGGATTCGTCAGAGCGATTTGCTCCTGGTAGAATTCGAACGTGTTGCCGCCCTTAGTGACCACAGTTTGCTTCTGCGTTCCGGTCAGCGGGCTGGGCGTTACACTTGAGAGGCTCTTCAGCGCCCAAGTTTCAGCGCCAGGCTGGATGGTGAATACACGACCGGCCCAGGCTGCGTCCGGGTACTCGGTAGCCGCGTTCGTGTGGAACAGAACCGCCGTGCGATAATAGCGGGTGTCCTTCAGCACGCTGATCAGGTCGGTGTCGAGTGCAGGATTCAGGACGTCTGCTTCGTTGGTGGCGGTGATGAACAATTTCTCGTTCGCTTCCGTCCATTCAGCTGCCTTCAGTTGGTCTGCCTTGGTGCGTTCCACCATGACAAGACCGTACCAGTTGGCGTCCTCGTCCAGGATTGCGGTGAGGTCGTCCGGTACAGCAGAAGCAGCAGCCAGCGGGCTGATGGTTCCCCATTGCAGGTTCGACACAAGATCAACTGAGCCCACAGTGCTGATCCACGCGATTTCCAGCGTGTCACCGACCACAGTAGCAGTGATCGTTTCGTCGGTGTCGCCTGTGATAGCAAGCGCCAACCCTGCAACGATTTCAGCCTTGGTAGGCGTAGCGTCAGCCGTGTAGGTATAAGTCTGACCGTCAGCTTTGATGGAATAGGTGCCCAGAGCAATCAGGGACGCAACTTCCACCACAGCCTTCAGCACCGCACGACGACCGACTTTGACTTGCTTGGGACGCGGGGTCTGACCGAAACAGTCAGACAGCGCGGTCAGCAAGTTGGGCGGAAGGTCATCTTCAGCCGCTGCTGCATAGCTGGTATAGACACGAACACGCTCAGGGAAGGTCATCAGCGGGGCAACGATCATCGGAGTACCGAAGTCGCCTCGCGTCACACCAGTCGTCTGGAGCGCAATGCTTACAGAAACAATATCGTCAAGGGACGCCATCTGGAACTCCTTAGTATCAAATCAGGCTTACTATAACACGACGCTGACCGTTTGGATCAGCTCTACGTTGCCATCAAACGTGCCGGTCATATCAACTTGCTCAATGATCCCGACGCGGTCGAGTAGCTCCGTTCCAAAGCGCACAAATAGATCGAGACTTGCACGCGGTTCCAATTGGCTTTTATCAAGCGGAAATGGAATGTTCTTTACATCGCCAATATCATAGAGCGCAATCTTAGCAAGCTGCCAAGACTCCATGATGGAGGTCTTTGAAAACTCGTCTCGCAGGTCAGCGCACTTGGTATCGGAGTCATCCCCGCACCGCTGCACCATTACCGTGGCTTCGCGAGTTCCCATGATAGTGAGGTCGCCAATGTCTGTTGTTCCTTGGCTGTATGTGTCGGAACCGATCGCACGTTGCACAGTGAGCCTCATTGTCCAATAGGGCAACGGCGGGCGCGGCGCATTCTGGTCAGCAAAGACCAGCGTCTCGGCGCCAATGGTCGCCTTGAGCAGCGTGTAGATCGTGTCCTTGAGTGTGGTCATTTCTTAGCCGGCAGCTTCGTGACCCAGGACTTGCCTTCCTTCTTGGCCGTGCTGATATTGATCGCAGTTACTTGGGCGACCGCTTTCTCGCGGGATCCTGGGCCAGTGTAGCAAGTGCCACCAGTTTCGGACTTGAAACCCTTCACACCGTTCAAGGTGCATTCAACGACTTTGGCAGGCATGTTTAAGCTCCCAGGAATTTGATGATGCGGATATACCAGCCATTGACGCGCACTGTGCAAGCGGCGTCTGACCACAGTTGGAACTCCGCAGGGTTCAACCGCACCGGATCTGATCCAATGTAGAAGGCACCGTTAAGAATAATATTCTGGGCGCCTGCTGTCTTGAACTGGTTCGCAGTGCCCTCGATGTCAAACATAATCGGATTCCCGATTGCAAACTGAGTTCGGAACTTGACGACTTGGTTGGCAGCAGTTGTCGTCACTATAAGGTCAGCGCGAATTTCAACCATCGTATTGACAGGGAGTTCCGTAAGAACCAACTGATTCGTGACGTTGTTCCAGAGGTTTGTTACGCCCTCGGGCATTGCGTCAATCTTTGTGTTGGGGCCCAGCTTATCGTTCGTCAGCTTGACCCATGTACTCACACCGACGTTGATAGGTGTGACGCCAGTTGCTGCGTCGTTGTAATCCGCGAAACCGATCTGCGTCTGCAGGGTCTCGATCTCAGCCTTCGCTGTTGCAAAGTTCTCGCGCACACCAGCGGTCGTGGCATTGCCAAACGGCGGGACTGCTGCATTGATATTGCTTGCCATTTAGGGCCTCTTCAGTGCGCCGGATAACCAGTCGGCAGTCGTTGTGAATTTGAGCACCTTCACGGCAATGTATTTGAAGTGATTGATCACCCCAGATTGATTCGTAAGGATGCTGACCAGTTCGTAACCGTAACCCTCATGGACAAGGATGTCAGGTTGCACGCCTTCACCGTCTGCCGTTACAGGCAAGCGGTCGGACGTGTAAATCTTAATGAAATCGGACAGGTGACGCCCCTCGGGCATGGCGTGCATATCCTGCCCCATGGCCACAGGTTGCGCCGATGCAAGCGTGGTCAGCGTGGAGCGTGCTCCTGGAGCCCACTTGCCGTTCGTATATACGCCAGCCGACTCGCGAAGGATGGTCTTTTGTTTGCGGAAGCTCACTGGCGACCTCGCAGTTCAATTTGAACAGCATTCGTCATTGCACCAGTATCCACAAGGGTCTTCGTCGAACCCTTCTTGGCGCGGATAGTGCTGTCCGCCAGCTTCGGGGTGATGTCACGCCCGGTGATTGTGTTCTGCACTCGTGCAGCGTGCTTCTGCCCAATGACAGTCAGCGCCTGATCTGCTGTGCGCTTACCCTCAACCATCGCCTTACTTTGACGGTTGAAGTCAGACTCGATCTCTGCTTTGTTCTCATCAAAGCTCATTGCCATAAAGGGGCGCGAGGGAACGTCGTCAGTTCCGAATTCGTTATAGGTAGCGTACTCAGCAATAGACGCCCCCTCGCTATCGACAGAACCTTGCAGAATGCCAACTGCAACCTCACGGCCTTGGGCACGCTCGAGCTCACGCTTGATCGCTTTCCAGCCGAGGTCACGGTCAATCACCGCCATGGTTCAACCCGAGTCATGATGCCTAAGCCGAAGCAGGCCTTCGTGATGTCGTTGTACTGCTGCCCGTACGGCGTCTGTCCGAGCCAGCTGTCGCTTCCCTTCAGTGCGCCATAGGTACGTTGCAGATCACCCTCCCGCTCGCTGGTAACGGGGCCCAGGGCCGTGCTGCCACTACTGCCCTGAGTCTGGGTAAGGCGCAGCATGTGCGCCGCGTACAGCGCCAACGCCATTGCTGCCCGCTCGGTATCCAAGCAACCGACATTCACGAGGTTTCCAGCAACTGACAGCCAGCGATTCACCGTTGCGTCATCAACGCTGGCAAACTCTGCCGCCAGAAGCCGGAAATACTCGAGCTCGGTCATTACTCAGCAGCCGGAGCAGGTGCAGGCGGAGGAACCGGAGCACCAGGCTTCGGGGCAGCGGGTTTCGCAGCCGGAGCAGGTGCAGGTGCAGCAGCTTTCACTTCAACGAGCTCGTCCTTGTTGATGGCGGTCTCGTAGCCTTTGGGGATGTCCTTTTCCTCGCCCGGAGCGATGGAAACAGTGCCCACGTGATGCAGGCGTGCGGATACGTTCTTGACTTTCATTTGTTTCTCCTGAAGTTAATAGAGGGACTGGCGAACCAGCCCCTCTATTTTACTTAGATGCCGTCTGCGAACGCAAAGGCCAGCGGATACTCAATGATCACACCAGCGAAGCGGCTCTCAACCGGCACTTCGAACTCCAGGCCCTTCTGCTGCGGGCTGTACTGCTTCATCATCATGGGAATCTCGAGCTGCCAGTTTTCCATGGAGTTTTCCAGCGCGTACATACGGTCTGCACCGCCTGCACCAGCCTCATCCATTTCAACGACCTGCTTGAACTCGACGCCCGGATGGTTCTTCTGCAAGAATTCCAGGATGGTCGTGTCGCTGGCGGCGCTGTTCTGCGTGGTAGCGATCAGGGCGTACTGCTCGATCGGCAACCACACTTGATTCACGCGATGGACGCCCTTGGACTGCGTGATGACCTTGTTGATCAGCGCATTGACGTCACGAACGATCTTGTCAGCGGTCTTGGTGGAGAAGGCCTTGGACGAACCAGCACCATCAGCAGCCAAAGTCACTTCCGGGATGTTCGTGTTGGACAGCAAGCCCGGCAGACCGTGGTCAGCATCACCAGCGAAAGCCAGCTGATTGATCTTTTCTTGGTGTGCGCGAGTTGCAGCCATTGCCTTCTTGCCGTTCAGATTGACACCGGCAAACATGGCCGAACGAATTTCCTGCACGTTGTAGCCGTAGGCATTACCAATCGAACGAATCGGATTGGTGAATTCCTTGCCGGTCACATCTGCGCGGGGCAGGTCGTTAGCGTAGTTGGCAATGACCTTGGCCATGCCGACGCTGTCGAATTGGCGGTAGGTGTGAGTCGTTGCGCCTTCGGGGATCGCGGTCGAGACAGGCATCAGGACCAGGGCGCTAAGGGCGACCCGTTTGATGTCATACGTCTGCGACTTGACGAATTCCAGCTGGCGAGCGAAGAAGAGGCTCTCGTTTGCGTCGAAGCGACCAGTGTTCTGGATGACGCGGAGGTCAGCTTCGTCGTACTTCATCTGATCTTTGTTCATGTTATTTGATCTCCACGATGGCCAGACCTGCTCCGGTCGTGCCAGTTACAAACTTCACACTGATCTGCGTGAAGGCTTCGATGCCCGCTGCGACAGCTTCGTCGGTCAGCTTGCCAGTTGCGACGGTGAGGTTGGCAGTAGCACCAGCAACCACAGCATCGGTCGTTTCCACCCACATGCGACCAGCTTTCAGGACGCTGACGGTTTCATATTGTGCGTACTGCACAACACCGCTGGAATCCTGGACGCGAGCGTAATCGTGCATCGCGAAACCGACCACACCTGCTCCGGTGGTGGCCTTGAGGACTTCGGCTTCCTTGTTAGTGCCCAGCTTCACCGGATAGGCGATAGGGATGATTTCTTCTGCCGCATAGCTGCTGACGCTACGCGGACCGATGCCGTCCAGCATACCCTTGAATGCTGCGGCGCCGTATTGGCTGATTGTGGTTTGCATTATTTCTGCTCCTTGTTACCGAGTTGAGACATGAAGCCCTTGTAGCTGCCAGCTTCGGACTTGTCGTCGTTGCCGTCGTTACGGGGGGCACCGGCTTGGCGTTGCGCGGCCATCGCGACGTCGTTCTTCATGGACACCGTGAGGTCGAACGCTGCATTGACATAGTCTTCCGACTTGCCAGTTAGGTCAGCGTCAGTACGCATGGACTTGATCACCAGCTCCTTGACCTCGCGGTCAGTCTTGCCAGCGCCATCGACCTTGAACGCTTCAGCGACCTTGTCCAGCTCAGCGCGGGCCTTGACTTCAGCGCGAGCAGCATCAAGAGCGTCGGAGCGCACCTTGTCGGTGGATTCCACTTGCGATTTCAGGGTGTCGCGTTCAGCAGCGACGGTGTCGAGTTGCTTTTGCAGCGCGTCGGCTCGCGTGGTTAGCTCGGCTTTGTCGCCGCGAAGTTTTTCAACTTCGACAACGACTTCGGGAGCAGCCTGATATTCCAGGCCACTATCCAGCCGAATACGGCTCAGATTCTCAGGCATAGCATTTTCCTCTTCAGGGTTGAATAAAACGGCATCATGCCGATCAAGATTGAGGCGTGCATTACCTGCACGGCCCCGCGGAACGATTGCAAGATGATTGACCCGGATGTTACGCTGGACCGCATCATATTCCTGGCCGTTCCACACGCCAGGCGTCTCTTCAAGATCGACCTTGTAGCCTAGCGACAGCTCGCGCTTGCCGCCCTTCATTACTTTGTCGATCATGTCTTGATCGAAGATGGTAATTGGTGCAACCACATTGTCACCGTCCTGCTTCCCCGCTTCCTGCATTACACCAACAGAAAGCCGCTTGGCGTTCTTCGCTGTAACAGGTTCGCCAGGGTGCTCATCGGTGATAGGCTTGCCAGCATACGTTGCAAGGGAATCCACCTTGAATACTTCTTCGGGCGGACGCAATTCGCGTCGGACAGTACCGTCAGCGTTCTTATACAGCTGAATTCCAGTACGGCCTACGACCGGCGTGTCAATCAAATACCCCTCGTCAGTGCGAGTGGCCTTGATTGCAGTACGGTCATATCGGATCACTTCCATGGTCAGGAGTATAGGCGGGGTTGATTCATATTGCAAAGCCCTTGATTCATCAAGCTTCGTCCCATATAGCCTCAGCACGACACCGGCAGCGCACAGGCTGTCCAGGGTGCTCACCGCCAGCACCAGCTTTCCATGAGTAGGTTTCCCCATTGCGGTCAGCGTGCTCGGGCCTTACGCGGCTGTCCTGCACGCTGCGCCATATGTACTGCTCCACACCGACACTCTGTAGGCGGTAGCGTGTAAGGTCAGCGTTCAACTTCAAAGTCTGGTCTTGTGCAATGAGCTTGGCGCGGTAATCGCTGACACCATAACGAGCCTTAATTTGTTCCTTGAGTTCCTTGACGGATTGTCCGTTCATTACACCGCGCCGAATGATGCCCTCCAGCTCAGGGTGGAGACGTGTCGGTAAGGATTTGATGAGTGCGGTATTCTCGCTGACCCATCCCTCCGCAAGCGGTTTCAAGAACGGTTCGCTGCGAAACACATTCACGCCAAGGATGGAACTCGAAGGCGCACCGGGCATCACAGGAGGCAACGGAAGTCCAGTGTTCGCCTTCACAACCAGCTTGAACTGACCCTCGTTGAACTTG